TAAAAAGAATAGTTCCAGAATCTATAGGAGCATTAGGTGTTAAATATAAAACTCCCGACCAATCTGTATGGTCATTATGTACCCAAGTATCATCATCTTCTAATGCTAGTTGAAAAGAATAACAACAAGATTCTGTTACTATATCTCCATCACCATTTTTTACAACATAATCATCCATCTTAAATTTAAAGGGTAATACTTGTTCCAATTTACTATCAATCATTTTCCGATACCCATAATCTGCTGGTGGGGTTCTTCTACCAGAGAAAGATCCACGATTGCAAAATTGTTCAATACCACCATCAAGTATAGATTGCCTGACCTTATCAGGATTATCTAAAAAATCATCAATAATGATATAACTATGTCTCATTCTTGAAACTGATCTAAAGTCCAATGAGGATGAGTCCTCTGCCAATCAGGTACACTATGATACTCTTTTAATGCTTCTAACATAATCTCCTTTAACTCTGCTCTCTCTTCATCATTAAATCTATTAGTCATTGTTTATCCTCCTTTTTAGGAACCCAGTTTTCACCGTTCCACTCATATCCTGGTCTTCCAAGATAGGAAACTTCCGTCTCCCACTCAACAAGTGCTTCTTTAATGATCTCTTTGATCCAATTTCTAATCATTCCCATTTTTCGTAAGGTGGTTCGGGTTCATTAATTCTATGCTTAAACTTATCACTATCGAAGTATGATTTACCTCTCTTACCATCTCTCTCATCCAATACTTCATTGATAAGTATCTTCAACTCTCTAACCATTTCAGGAGTATGTAACCTACGAGGATAGATCATCATAGGTTTATGTTCCTGTACTTTTCCCTTGTAATTAGGATCAACAGGAAGACTCATTCCTTGTGTATCAATCTTACTCATAATGGTTTACCGTTCTTATCAACTAATCCAAGTTTCTTTACCTCACCTAAATTAGATTTCTTTGCTTTTTTAATTCTTTTATACTCTTTAATGATCTTATCTACTTCACTCTTATTCATCTTAGCATTAAGTTTCTGACCCTTAACACCCTGAGCCCCTTCCTTCTCTATGTAATCATTGAGAGCAAGTTGAATATCTGCCTCTACAATATCCTTAATTTGTTTTCTAATATCATCCATAATTAATACTCTCTCTTTTCTGTCATATAATACTCACCTAAAGTTCCACTCATTAAAGTTTCGCTAATGTCACCATTAGGAGTGCTAATTGTTGGTTCTACATGGTTATTCTTCTTACCAAATGGTAATGCTTCTCCATGTGGATTAGGCATATCTCTAACCAATTCAACCACTTGCTCTCTTATTTCCATCAACTCATCATAACATTTCTGATTATGAGAACAAGATCTAAGATGATTGTCTGGTTTATATAATGACTCTAACATTAGAGTTCTGGCACGATCCCACTTTTCAAGTGGAGTTTCTTCACCTACTGGACTTTGATCTTTCATAAAAACTTCTCCAATGATCCTTTCTTTTTGAGTTTCTTCTCAAGTGCAATTTGTTTCTTTATGTATGCTACTGCCTTTTCGTAGTTTGGGGCAAGATACATGTGTTCACCGTTGTGAATAACCATCAATCTTTTATGATTAGTATGGTATGGAATCGCTGCCCATGATCCATCTTTAGTAACATATCCTTCAGGTTGTCCACCATCATTTGATAATATGTCTTTATTGGGGCAAGGATAAAACTTACGATAGTCTGAAGGAACTCCACTCATTTCTTTGTTGTGTTACTACGAGTTCTGTTTATAATAGAGATAAACTTATCTCCAGCAAATGTACCTCCAAGACATACATCAATCTCATCACCATCTTTCCAATTAACTTCACCATTCATTTTGGTGTGTTGCATTAATACTGCAATCTTGTTAATTACATCTTCAGTTAATCTCATGGTCAATTACATCCTGTAGGGTGAATAAACTTATAAGTTCTATATTCGCTTCTTTCATCTTGACATCTGCTTCACCATCTACTTGTCTATCGACAATAGAAATGATACGCTCTACAACATAACCAGCATCACGAAGTTTCTCTACTGCTACAAGAGCAGATCCACCTGTAGTAATTACATCTTCAAGCACAACTACCTTAGATCCTTTTGGTTGTATTCTACCTTCAATCCAAGCATTAGCACCATAACCCTTTGGTTTCTTACGAACAATTAAAGCATCAACAGAAGTTTTACCTTGTGTTCCACCAAAAATTACTTGTGATAATCCAACAACTAAAGGATCAGCACCCAATGTAAGACCACCAACAGCAGCAACATCATCATCAATGTACTCAAGCATTAAGGCACATACAGCACCCAATCCTTCACCTGTAAGTGTTACAGGTTTACAATTAACATAATGCTCACTCTTTCTACCAGAAGAAAGGGTATAATCACCTTTCTTATAAGCATTTACCTTAAGAAGATCTAATAGAAGTTTTTCCCAAGGAAAACCATCTGTAATATACTCTAATACCATTAGAACACAGCAGTTACAGACATTACCGTAGCATTAGGATTTCTTGCAAGAGCAACTTGTCTTGCCTCTTGATAATCACGAGCATGTACTTCTTCATTAAAGACAGTACCAGCAACATAGAGTTCAACTTTACAACGCATGATGGTTTCCTCTTAATGGACTTATTATACTATATCTAATATATTTACGCTACCCTCTTGTGTCAATTCCTTAACTGGTTCATATTCTGACACTCTCTTCTTAATTAAACTACCATAGTCTTCGTGTAACTCACATCCAATGTAGTCTCTACCTAACGATTTTGCCACCATAGCAGTTGTTCCTGATCCCATGAATGGATCTAACACAATGTCTCCTACCTCGCTCCCTGCCTTGATACAGGGTTCAATCAGGTCGGGTGGATATACTGCGAAATGTGCATCACGATATGGTTTATTGGTTACACTCCATACTGATCTCTTATTCTTTGTAGGATAACTTTTACTTAACCCTGAGTGAGGGGATAGACCAGTGCCAGGATTATGATACTTGCCTTTAGTACGATCTCTTGTACCCCAATCTTTTGCTGGTTCTTTGATTGCTTCATTGTCATAAAAATACTTTTTGTTTTTACTGAATAGAAAGATGTATTCATGTGACTTAGTACATCTATCCTTTACACTTTCTGGCATTGGATTTGGTTTATGCCATATAATATCCTGTCTTAGATACCATCCATCTGCACGCAATGCAAATGCTAACATCCATGGTATTCCTATTAAATCTTTTTCTTTGAGACCTTCGAGTTTGTTACCTCTCTTAGCACATTCATCAGGTAGATCTTGTTTTGTTTTACTTACAGTTTGTTTTGGTAATGCTTGTCCTTTACCAGGTCTGTAATTGTAATAACTATCACCTATGTTGACCCACAGTGTGCCATCGTCAGTCATCACATCACGCACTGATCTAAAAACAGATACAAGATTTTCAATATATTCTTCTGGTGTTTCTTCAAGTCCTATCTGACTATCTTGTCTAACAGCACCACACTTAGGGCAAACAGTTTTGTATATTGCATCCCCAACTCCTGCCATCTTATCATGGTTCTTATGTCCAGTGATACAATTACTAGGATTGACTTTTGAATCTCTCATGTGATTGCAATTTGGATCTCCTCCTACCCACGTAGCAGTTCCATAATCACGTAGTCCGTAGTATGGTGGACTAGTCACACACATTTGAACTGGTGTTGTGATTGTCTTCAATGTTTCTCGGCAGTCACCGAATAATATTTTATTCATAACCAATTTGGTTTTCTGGATGGGTCACGAAGATAATTAGATGCAACCCAAGGTTTGCTCCCAATGTAATTCTGGTAAGCAGTAAAAGTGTCAATGCTTGTGTCATGTTTATACTCATCAGGCATTGCTCGTGTAAAAGATGTGGGTGGTGGGCAAGATGGAAACATAATATCAGCACACTCAATAGTATGTTGACAACTATGTGTCTTACCATATCTATGTGTATACTCTGCACACAATGCAAGACCATGTTCTATTAACCAATGGAAGTTAGTCTGTGCCCAGATAGTACAAGGATGATTGCGAAATGCACCCTTGTCTGTGGCATAGTAACCACCAGATTTCTTAGGTAGTTTGCCAAAACCATGACCCCACTTGTCACTAGCAACTATGGATAACATTTGACATGTCTCCAATGGCATCTTGACAATGTGCTTGTCAGGTAAGCATTGTGCGGAAACTGTGGGGTCAGAATCAGTTACGAATATGTTCATAAGATGGTCTGGTGTGGTGGTCGTTCCAATGACGGATGTTACCACCAATAATAAAACAGTTAGTTACTACTAATTGTAGCATAATCAGAGATCTTATGCAACAGATGATGTCATCATATTCTTTTGTTGTCTCATCTTGAAAAGAACCGAGTGCATATTTCCATATTTTCCATAGTTTCCTCATCTCTTTCTGTTCTTCCGCTTCTTCTTGGTAGGTTTGAACACACCAAGTGAATTTAGGAGGAACATTGTCACAACTGTCCAAAATATTATATACCAAGCATTCATTCTTCCGTGTCCTCCGCTTTAAATACTAATAGTTCATCACCACTCTGCACATCTTTCATTTCTGGATGCACTGTTCTACGTGGTTTCTTCACATCTTCAAGGAGTGATCCTGTCATTCTCCACATAAATGCAAATGTTGCACCAACAACTGACGCAAACATAATACCAAATATGAATACGGTTACATCATTCATAGGTCTTCTAGTCTAGGTTCTACCCAATGATCTGTATTGTCAATACCTGCTGCTTTAACATAACGCATGATGTGATCATCTATCTGATGATATATGGGATGTAGATCTAAATCCATATTAATATCATGTGCTATCTGTGCAACTTGTGCTTCAGTTAAGCAATGGTCTGGATGCAACAAATCACAGGTTGGTATCCTGTGTTCAATTAGTTCATTAAGGTTAAGTCTAATTTCGTAGTCTCTATATACTGGCATGATTGTCTATTGAAAGGGGTCTGAGACCCCTTGTGGGGTCTTAAACGTACTTGGTAGGTAAAGTTGATCTATCGTAAAGATAACCACCAGACCATGTGCAATTTACTGGATTAAGGATATATTCTCTATCCTTGATGATACGTAAGTCCCATCTTACTGGATACTTACCTGTTAGTGTTGGTGCATTATAACCTGCAGGCATATACACCTGACCTGTCTTCTTATCTATGAAAGCATGAACACTGCTGTCTTTGTACTCTGTCTCGTGTCTGCCAAACTCTTGCATAACGATCTTGATGTACTTACGACCATTGTACTTAACAAATCTGTTTAGGT